GGAGTTTCCTACGGGCAGGAGCTAGCCAATGCTTTCGGGCGCGACACCCGCAACCTCGTGATGTCGGATGACTACCAGAAGCTTTTCCCTACGCGCATCAAAAGTGATAGTAGGGCCACCAACAGATGGGATACGGAACAGGGAGGTAGATATGTCGCCGCTGGTATTACTGCTGGCATTGCAGGTAGGGGCGCTAATCTTGCTATCATTGACGACCCCTTGAGCGAGCAGGATGCGATGTCGAAGAGCGCCCGCGAGTTCGTCAAGAACTGGTGGCCGGGCGGCCTTCGCTCCCGCTTGCAGCCTGATGGGCGCATCCTCATCATCACCACGCGGTGGCACGAAGAGGATTTGGCCGGCTGGCTCCTCCGCAACGCCGAGGATGACCCCCGCGCCGAGCAATGGCAGGTACTCTCCATCCCGGCGCTGACCGAGGAAGAGGAGTCCTACTGGCCCGAGAGGTGGCCCGCCGAGTACCTCAAGGGGCTGCGGGATGACCCCACGATGCCCCGGGGGCAGTGGAACGCCCTCTATATGCAGGAGCCCACCGGCGAAGAGGGCAACCTCATCAAGGTGGAAAATATCAAGTGGTGGCCCAAGGACAAGCCGCTGCCCTCCTGCGACAGCGTCATCATGAGCGCGGATACCGCCTTTGGCAAGAAGGAGACCAACGACTACAGCGTCCTCCAGGTCTGGGGCATCTTCACCACTGGGTACGAGGACAGCCGGGGCAAGGAGTTTAATGTGCCCAATGCCCTTCTGCTGGCCAACCGGCGGGGCAAATGGGAGTACCCCGAGTTGTTGGAGCAGGCCCGCCAACTGGCCAAGAAGTACAACCCCGATAGGATCATCGTGGAGAAGAAGGCCTCCGGCGAAGTCCTCTACCCCGACCTCCAGCGGGCTGGGTTGCCGGTGATGCCCTACGTGCCTGGGAAGGGGCAGGACAAGATGGCCAGGGTACACGCCATCATGCGCTTCTTCGTGTCAGGGCGGGTCTGGTTCCCCGAGGAGCAAACCTGGAGTTACGACCTGGTGGAGGAATCCCTCGCGTTCCCCAAGGGGCGCAACGACGACCAGGTGGACGCCATGACCATGGCCCTCCTCTACCTCCGGGATAGCTACTCCCTCTATAACCAGGATGACAACGTGGGGGAGGAGGAACCCGCGCGGAAAAGGAAGACGTATTGGAGGGCTTGATTACCCCGGCGTTTCGTGATATGATGCGGCATGGCCATTGAAAACAGCATGCCTTCGGAAGTCCTGGGGTTGCGCGGCACCATCGTTGAATTGGACGATGGCGTCGACGAAGTTGAAACTTCGTTTGACCAGTCCCATGACGCCAACCTGGCGGAAACCCTCAGTGAATCCGAACTGGGGATGATGAGCAGCACCATCTGCGAAAACGTGAAGGCCGACCTTGACTCCCGCGCCGAATGGGAAAACCTCATTGTAAAGGGCATGGAGGAGTTGGGGCTCAAGATCGAGGAGACGGCGGAGCCCTTCGAGGGCGCATGCACCGCGCACCACCCCCTCCTTTTGGAAAACGTGGTGAAGTTCCAGAGCAAGGCCGTCCAGGAACTCTTTCCGGCTGCCGGCCCCGTCCGCACTCGCATCTGGGGCAACTCCACCCCCGAGAAGGAAGCTGCTGCCGCGCGCCTCAAGGAGTTCCTCAACTACCAGATTCTTGAGGAGATGGTGGAGTATTTCGACGAGACGGAGCGGCTCCTCTTTGCCCTTCCCCTCGTGGGCTCCTGCTTCCGCAAGCTCTATTTCGACAACGGCATCGGGCGGCCCATCGCTGAGTATGTCCCCGTCGACCAGTTCGTCGTGAGCTACAATGCCCCCGACCTCAGGCGGGCTGATCGCTACACCCACATCATCTATAGGGGCGACGAGGACCTCAAGGCCGATATGGCTTCGGGCCTCTACCGCGATGTTCCCCTGGGGGCCCCCGGCCTCATCGACCAGAATGCCATCGCCGCCAAGGTGGATGAGCTTCAGGGCGTGGCACAGCCCACCAATTATAGGGCCCACGTCCTCTACGAGTACCACGGCTACTTCAAGCTGGAGGATGACGCCAACCTCCCGTATGTCGTCACGGTGGATTCGGGCACCCGGCGCGTCCTCTCCATCCGCCGTAACTGGGATCCCAACGACCCCCAGAAGCGCAAGCTGGAGTGGTTCGTCCACTATCGCTACGTGCCCACCATGGGCTTCTACGGGCTGGGGCTCATCCACCTCATCGGCTCCCTCGCCAAGACGGCCACCCTCACCATGCGGGCGCTGGTGGACGCGGGCATGTTCGCCAACCTGCAGGGCGGCTTCAAGCTCAAGAGCATGCGCGTCGTGGGTGCCAACGATCCCATCGCCCCCGGCGAGTGGCGTGACGTGGATGCCACCCTCCAGGATATCTCCAAGGCCATCTACCCCCTCCCCTACAAGGAGCCGTCGCAGACCCTCCTCGCCCTCCACGACAAGATGGTGGGGGCCGGCCAGAAGTTTGCCGACACGACGGAGCAGGTCATTGCGGATTCGACCAATTACGGCCCCGTGGGCACCACGCTGGCACTCCTGGAAGCCAGCACCAAATTCTTTAGTGCCACGCACAAGCGCATCCACGCCGCCCAAAAGCAAGAGTTCAAGATCCTCCGGCGCATCGACCGCGATTACCTCAACACCTACCCCTACGATATCCAGGGGGCCCCGCGCCAAATTTTCCTTGCTGACATAGCGGCGCAGGTCGACATCATCCCCTCGTCGGATCCCAACACCCCGTCGAATGCCCACCGCCTCACGCGGGCTACCACCCTCCTGCAGGTGGCGTCGCAGAACCCGCAGATGCACGACATGCGCGAAATCTACAAGCGCGTCTACACTGCGATGGAAGTCGAGAACGTCGACAAGATCCTGCCGCCGCAGCAGCAGCCCCAGCCCCTCGGTCCTCTTGAGGACATCATGGCGCTCTCGAAGGGGATGCCCATCGCCGCCTTCCCGGGCCAGGACCACCAGGCGCACATCATGGCCAAGATGGCCTTCCTCCAGGATCCCATGGGCGGGGCTTCCCCCGTGTTTGCCCAGGTGGCCCCGCTCCTCCAGGCCAACATCCGCGAGCATATGCTCATGCAGTATGCCGAGGCTGCGATGGCCCAGGGTGTCCCCGGGGACCAGGCCCAGGCCATGGCCGCCCAGCAGGTTGCCACCATGCATATCCAGCAGGCCATGGCGCAGCAGCAGCCCCAGGATCCCACGCTGCAGTTGGGCATGACTGAGCTTCAGCTTCGTGCCAAGGAGCACGAGGACAAGATGCTCAACAACGCGGCCCAGCTTGCGGTGCGCAACCGCGAACTCGACCTGCGCCAGCAGGCCCAGGACCAGAAGGGCTACGTCGAGGGGCTCAAGATCAAGCAGAAGGATACGGAGGGTGTGCGCCGTGCTGCCACCCAGGCCGTCTCCGCAATCGGGAGGAAAGCCGGTGCCCAGTAAGTCTTTTGGCCAGGCCCGCATGATGGCGGCGGCGGCCCACGACCCCGTTTTTGCCAAGCGCGTTGGCGTCCCCGGCAAGGTCGCCAAGGAGTTCAACCGGGCGGATGACCGTAGTGGTTTCCTGTCGTCGGCCATGCGGGCAAAGGGTCCCGCCTACCAGGAGGGTGGCAAAGTGAAGAAGTTCGCAGAAGGCAGCCAGGTTACGGAGGAGGACGAGGCGGAGTACCGCCGCTCGGGCCAGTACCTGCAGGACAAGATGCGCCAGGACGCGGCCATCAACAAGGCCCGCATGGACGACATGATGAAGGGCATCCAGGCTCGCCGCGCCAAGGCTCCGCCGCCGCGTAGCGACAAGAACAACCCCGATGCCGCCACCATCACCCGAGGCCCCCGCTACGCCAAGGGCGGTAGCGTGAAGGGCGGCGGTTGTGAGAAGCGGGGCACCCGTCCCGCCAAATACTACTGAGGAGCCAACAATGATGAAGAAGCCGATGAAGGGTGGCAAGATGGGGAATCCCGCCGCGCTGCCCACCGAGAAGTTCTCCGCCC